TTTTAACTTGTGTGTTTAGACAGGGGAACTACGACACCTTATATAGGTGTGGGAGCGACCAATGGCCACTCCTCCCCTTAGCTACAACGTAACCACCTATCTTCTTCGTCTCCCACCATGGACCCCGTTCACCGCCTGGCCTTCTAAGCCAGGTAGCGTAATGGAGCTCCTCTACGCGAGGCCGATTCTTTCTGTAACAAAACAGATTAAATCGGAACGTGTATGAGCCATGGTGATCCTTGCCAACGCGGCTTAATGAAAAGCTCGGATAGCAACGGATGAACCTCTGTATGTCATCATTGACAGAGAGGCCAGAGTCGTCGGGATAGCCAGGAGGCACAAGCTTTAGAACAAGCTTATGCTCCCTGAACAGTCGTTCTAATAGCTTAAAGAGTTCCTTGTCATATATATAGTCCCGCTCACCGAAGCACGAAATGTACTTTGGAATGAGACGGTTGGCTATTATATACAACCAGGGCTCTAAAGCGCTCAAACGATCTGAGTGGGGACCTTTCAGGTTGAAAGGTCTTACGTCAACGCCACGAAGGTAATCACCTCCGCAACTTTCTCGGAACGATCCATCTGCATCAATAAACGATTTCTCGTTATTGCAAATGAAACCAACTGACTCCATCATTTCGATAAACAATGGAGCTATGTCAGTAGGCACAATGCAGTCATCCCCGAACACAGAACATGATAACATATCTTCCCATTCGGGATAACATGTCATCTGTTGTTCGTATTCAAGGCGACAAGCCTGCGCGATCGTCCAGAAAACTAGCGTCTCTAGCGGAAAGGTTACCGCATTACCCATTGTTGAGAACATGTTCAATTTCACCCAAGAATCCTCAATGAGGATTTGGGTAGATCGAACAGAATCACAACACTCAAACCATTGCTGAGGCATAAGCCAACGCAATAGATCGATACTTACACAATCAGAAGCAGACGACCAATCAATGGTGGCCTCTCGGCCATCAATTGAAGCCCGTTTTGCTCTTTCTTTGTGCAAAGTAGGTAGAGTTGCTAGATCCAAGCCACACTTCTTCATTCGACTGTACATCATTTCCATCAAGCCTTGCTGGAGAAACATATTTCCAGTAGGTTCGACGGCGATCATACGATCGATCGAAGTGTTTTTTTGGGACCGTTGTAGCCCGGGACCCCTCTACTATGCTGTACCATTTGTCCAATGGACATCGCTCATTGAAAAATCTTTGAGCAGCCTTCATGTGTATATCGAAGGCCAGGTACTGCTGTAGTATTGGGAGAGCGCGGCTAGTTACACTAATCGGCCACGAGGACTTCGCTTCCAAGGATGTGTCTGAAAAAGACACCCCTACGGAAACTCCGGTTCCATGTTTACAACATTGGAACCATTCGTCTTCAGTGAACGGTGCAAGGATGGAGTGCATCATGGCCCTAGCCCGGAGTAAAATATTTACTCTAGGTTCGTAGTCACGATGAGGTACACCGTACCTAACATGCTTTCGCATATGTCCGTCAGGAAGGTCTAAACCGACCTGACCAAACTTAGACATATGAGAGTTGATATTCATAAACTTTATGAATGCAAC